GTTCCAATAGCATATGCTCCAAAAGAAAAATGGATTGTTAGAATAGAACAAGATCCTAATTTAGAAAATCATACATATACAACTCTTCCTCGTTTATCTTTTGAAATTACAGGAATGAGTTATGATGCGGGTCGCAAAACAAATAGAATGAATTATATAACATGTGGTACTGGCGATACTATGTCAAAGACATACGCACCTGTGCCATATAATATTGACATATCATTATATTGCTTGACAAAAACTCAGGAAGATGCTCTTCAGATTATTGAACAGATCCTTCCATATTTTACTCCAGAATACACAGTAAGTCTCAAAGGAGTACCCGAGAGTAACATCATTATGGATGTTCCTATTATTCTTGAGAGTGTAAACATTCAAGATGATTATGATGGTGACTTTAATCAACGTAGATTTGTTACATACACAATGAATTTTACTTTGAAGACAAGCTTCTATGGCCCAGTTGTAGATGGTAAGATTATTACTAATACTATTGTTGATGTAAACAATGTGACAAACTCTGCTAACATGGCAGATCATAATGCTGAAGGTGATCCAACAACTGGCAATATCACATCAGATAATTGGACTGAAAATATCTAATGAGTGATGAACTGAAATTTTATAATTCGAATTCGAACTTAAAAGCTGCTGGTCAACAGATATCATTTACGCAGGAGCAACTGCAAGAGTATGTGAAGTGTGCTGAAGATCCAATATACTTCATTAATAACTATTGTCAGATAGTTACGCTTGATTATGGTTTACAGTTATTTAAACTATACCCATGTCAAGTCAATAAGATTAATATCATCCATCGTAACCGCATGGTTATCTTGATGGAAGGACGTCAGCAGGGTAAGACTACTACTTCCGCAGCTTACATTCTATGGTATACAATTTTCCAAGATGCTAAGACAGTTGCTATTCTAGCACACAAAGCTTCTGCAGCACGTGAAGTATTAGATCGTTATCAAATTATGTATGAGATGCTTCCAAAGTGGATGCAGCAAGGTGTTGTTATTTGGAATAAAGGTGACGTAGAACTCGAGAATAGATCGAAAGTATTTACGGCTGCAACAACTGCAGCAGGTATTCGTGGTAAAACGGTTAATATGTTGTACATTGATGAAACCGCAATTATTCCAAATAATATCGCTGAAGCTTTCTTTGCTTCTGTTTATCCTACGATCTCATCAGGTTCTGATACAAAGATTCTTTTAAGTTCAACTCCATTAGGATACAATCACTTTTGGAAGTATTGGAATGATGCTGAAAAAGGACGTAATGGATTCGTTCCATTATTCATTCCTTATACTGAAATTCCAGGACGTGATCAAGCTTGGGCTGATGCTCAACACCGTGTTCTTGGAGATCTTAAGTTTAATCAAGAAGTATTATGTAAGTTCTTGGGTTCAAGTCTTACACTTGTATCTGCAAACACTATTAGTCAAATGTCGGCAGGTGATATCATCTATAAGAAAGATGGTCTTGATATTTACGAGAAACCTGTACGAGAAAGTAGTGAAGGACCCGGAAGAGCATATTGTCTAGTTGCCGACACTGCTAAAGGTGTTGGTGGAGACTATTCTGCTTTTGTCGTGGTTGATATGACCGAGATGCCTTACCGCGTTGTTGCTAAATATAGAGATAACAAGATTAGTCCTCTTCTATATCCTTCAGTAATTTACAAAGTTGGTACTGAATATAATAATGCATATGTTCTAGTTGAGATTAACTCGTCAGAACAAGTTGCAGATATTTTATATAACGAATATGAATATGAAAATCTTGTATTTGTTAATAGATCTGGCGATGGCCAAGTTATTTCTGGTGGTTTTGGCGGAGGTCGTACTCAACTCGGAGTCGTAACTGATAAGCGAGTTAAGAGAATTGGATGTTCTAACTTCAAGACTCTAGTTGAAGAAAAGAGACTTCTAATTCCTGATGCAGACATCATATCAGAAATCTCGACTTTCATTCAGGTTAAGAATTCTTACGAAGCCGATGAAGGCTATCATGATGATTTAGTCATGCCATTAGTTCTATTCTCGTGGGCCACGACTAATACATACTTTAAAGAATTGTCTAATATAAATATTAGACAAGTGATTTACGAAAACCAAATGAAAATGATTGAACAAGAATTGACTCCTTTTGGTTTCTATGATGATGGACAACAGACGGATATGCGAGAAGGCTTGGAACTTCTCAAATAATAAATACAGTAGACAAACTGATTTGTTTACCATATAATATAACTCTCAAGGAGAATCACAATGCCATTTGCACTATCTCCAGGCGTAACAGTAATCGAGAAAGACTTCTCATCTATTATCCCTGCAGTTTCTACTTCGGCTGGCGCAACCGCCGGCGTGTTTTCGTGGGGTCCAGTATCCGAACCTACTACAGTTACTTCGGAAGATGTGCTTGTAGAGCGTTTTGGTAAGCCTAACGATTCCAATTATAAATCTTTCTTCACCGCAGCTAACTTCTTATCTTACACAAACAATTTGATTGTTAACCGTGTTGATACTACAGGTCTTCGTAATGCGGTTTCATCTTCTGGTGGTGAAGTTCTTGATGTAACATTTACAACAGCAGGTTCAGGTTTTAAACCAGGACACAACACGATTGTTACATTCAGTGCACCTCAAACATCTGGCGGTGTAACAGCAACCGGACTAGTTATTCTTACTGGTGGTGCTGTAACAGGCTTTACAGTAGGTACTGGTGGTTCTGGTTACGTAACAGCTCCAGCAGTAACACTATCTGCACCAGATATTGAAGGTGGCCAACAAGCTCTTGCAACAGCAACTATTTCTAATGGTGTTGTTACAGCAATTACATTAGTTTCAGGTAGCGAAGGTACAGGTTACACAGTAGCTCCTACAGTTACAATTGCTACTGCTCCACAAGGTGGTACAAACGCAGTTGCTTCTGCAGCAATTGCAACTTCTTCTGTTTCTAAGATTAGAATCACAAACGGTGGTTCTGGTTACACAGCTGCTCCTACAGTTACTATCACAGCTTCCAACCAAGGTAGCGTAGGTTCTGTCGTATTACCTACAAACGTAACAGCAGTTCTTTCTTCTAGCTCTGGTGTTAAGATTAGAAATTCTCAACACTATCTTTCTAGCTTCCGCGATTATCAGCAATCTGTTTATGGTATGTTTGCTGCTAAGTACCCAGGAAATATGGGCAACGGTATTCAAGTTATTTTAATTGATAACGCTGTTTACACATGGGCTTCTGCAAATACAAGTAATCCAACTGCTAAATTGATTTTAGGTTCTTTCCCAGGAGCTCCAGGTACTTCTACACAAGCTTCTCTAAAAGGAATTGTAAATGATGAACTTCACGTTTTAGTTCTTGATAGTAATACAGGAACATGGACAGGAACACCAAATAGCGTTCTAGAAAAATACACATACCTTTCAAAGCTAAAAAGCGTTGTACGTAATGATGGAACTAATCTTTATTTCCGTGATGCTATCAACTCTGGATCTAAGTATCTTTGGGTTCTAAACACACCATCTTCTGTTCAAGTTAGCGATCCACAAAACCTTGATTGGACACGTGATATTAATACTATTCCACCTGGTTCTAACTTACGAGACCTTAATGCTGCTGCACTAATTATTTCTCTATCGGGTGGACAAGACGATTTTACAGCAACTGCTGGAAACGTTGAAGCAGCATTCATGCAATTCTTAAATGCTGACTTATATGACATCTCTTTAGTTGCAGCTGGTGACGTTAGTGTTGCTACTGCTAATAAACTAATTGGTGACTTAGGTGAAGTACGTCGCGATTGCGTTGTATTCGTATCTCCACGTAATTCAGATGGTACGCCAATTATTGCATCAGGTGATGACGGTGTTCAAGCAATCAAGACTTTTAAGACTACTATGACTAATAGCACTTACGCAGTTCTTGATTCAGGAGCTAAGTATCAATATGATCGCTATAACGATGTATATCGTTGGATCCCATTGAATGGCGATATGGCTGGTCTATGTGCTCGTACAGATTATACAGCAGATCCTTGGTTCTCTCCAGGTGGATTTACACGCGGTCAAGTTAAGAATGTTGTTAAGCTTGGTTTCAATCCAGGTCAAGTTGAACGTGATAATCTATATAAAGAATCTGTTAACCCAGTTGTTACATTCCCAGGACAAGGTACTGTTCTATTCGGTGATAAGACATTCACTTCTAAACCAAGTGCATTTGATCGTATCAACGTACGTCGTTTATTTATCGTTCTTGAAAAAGCAATTGCAACTGCTGCTAAGTATCAGTTGTTTGAATATAACGACGACTTCACACGCGCTCAATTCCGCAACCTAGTTGAACCATTCTTACGTAATGTTCAAGGACGCCGTGGTATTATTGACTTCCGTGTTAAGTGTGATGCAACCAATAACACCGGTGAAGTTATCGATCGCAATGAATTTGTCGCAAGCTTATTCATCAAGCCAAATCGCTCTATCAACTT